TTCTGTCTCCATGTGTCCTATATCGGGCATTTATATCACTCCTCTGTCTGTGGTTCGTCTATCCGCTGAAAATCGTCAGCCATTTTTGCCTTTTGGATTTCGTTAAATACGTCAATATCACCGAGAACGGTGAGTATCTTTCGTGTGGTGTACTCGTCACCAGTCCAAGGTGCAGCCGTTGCAAGCTTCTGTATTTCTTCAAGCTGATTTATGAGCTTGTTTCTGGTGTATGTCGGTTCATCGTCTGTTATATCTGCAAGCTTCATAATTTGGAGAATGAACTTAGTCACATAACGCTCAATCTTATCAGCTTTAAGGTCAAGAGGCACATATGTTGCCTGTATTGCTGTCGCTGTCTGGTTCGATGCTGATACCGCAGTGCTGTCAAAGCCGCAGAAATCAGTGTACAGCTTCTTATACAGCATATCAACGGTTACTTGATTGCCCTCAAACGGAGCTTCTAAGGTGTGAGCCGAAGCCGAAGCATTCTCACCGTTTACCTCAGCAACGCCGATAGTTTTCATGTGCTCCTTGAATTTTACAAGGTCTATATCGTCCATGCCGCCGTAATTAGTCAATACCCAGTAAATGAGATTGCCCTCGTCGACGTTGTTTACCATTTGGCTTTCGGAGAGGTCAAGAGCGTTTATAGTGTTGCGCTTGCCTGTCATTTCTGATTTGCCGTTGCCGTTCCAGTAAAATTCAACTATCGGCAGAGCTGAATAATTGTCATACTTGACATTTTCGATACCAAAGGCAGGCGAAGTCTCCACCGCCCGTTTATATCCTCGCTTCTTCTTGTCGAAGTAAGCATCACTATTCTTTGGCACTATAAACCTTGAATAGCCGTCACGTTCAAAGAAATAGCCTACAAGGGGAGTTTCAGCACTAAGCTGATAGAAGTATATACCTGCACTGAGAACGCCTGTTATCTCATCGTAGAACGGCACAAACTCAGTGAATTTATACATCTGCAATTCACCGTCATTCCAGAAGCCGTAAGCCTTGCCTGTTATCTCGGCTTCTCTCACAACGTCCTGCACACGAAAATCAAACTCAGCACCGCCCAGCTTGTCCTTTGTGCTTTCATTTTTGAAGTTGATGCCGTTGCCGAGTAAGTATGAAACGTCCTGATCTACAACACGAGTGAAGAAATGTGAAGCCAGTTTGTGATTTGCCGTCCACATATCAACATGAGCTTTGCCCATAGTGTCATAAATAACCTTTTCATAGCGGTTTATGTCGATGTTTTCACCGTCATAATACGTTGTATAATCCATAGCAAGCCTGTATTCTCTGCTTTGCTGAAAGCTGTTTATCTTACCGACAAGATACTGCAACAGGTTTGCTTCTGTGGTTTTTTCCTTCTCTAAATCCTGTATTGTAAACACGTTATCACGCTCCTTAATTCCATATTGGCTTATAAATCAGCTTATCACTGCCGTTTTTGCTCCATAATACTCTGATAATGCTTGCTAAGCTATCGGGAGCATCGTCATGCTCTGCATTTTCGTTAAAATCACATATCTGCTCTATGTATGCGGCGTCTGTACCAGCAACAAAGATAATGTTTTTCCATTCGTTTTTCAGATATGATGTTATTTTCAAGAATTTATTCATTTTCTCAGCGTAAGGCACAACACGTTCACCGAGTTTGCGAAGCTCCTTTGCTAAATAGCCTTTATCGCCGTTAGTCTCACAGTATATCTTACCTGCGTTAAAGCTCTTTCGGTATTCAATTATCTGAGCCTCTACATCGTCTATATGCCTATGCCATAGCTTGCCGAATATGTAATACTTGCCCTCATGCTTGCGGCATATAGTGAACGCTGTGTAATCTTCGCCGCCGTATGCAGCATCTATATGACAATAGTCGGACTGTTCGCAGAGCGCAGGGTCTGCACCTGTCTGAGGATTTGCAAATATAACATCTTCTGCCGCTATGTGTTTAAGCTCATAGTTTGCCGCAAATAGTGAAAGAAGCATACTGTCTTTAAGGTCAGCAAGCTTCTGTTCAGATATAAGCCCTGTTGAATAGCAGTCATACTTCACAGGATTTGGCATAAGAGAAAAGCAGTCATCTTTATGCCACGGAGTACCAGTGTTGAATATTCTACCGCCTCTGTTCTTGATGTTCTGCAATTCCTGATAGATAACCTTTGTGCGATCTCTTTCAGCACGGCTTGTTCTATCCTGCACGTTCACTATATCATCAGTGAATATCCTGTCGAAGTGCTTACCAGTCAGAGAGCCTTTTGAGCCTTTACCCACAAGCTGCGCCGTTCCTCTCGGGTCATTTGTCAAGTTTGTGGTTATCTCTGTTGCCGAAGCCTTGATAAGTCTCAGCTCCACACCGTAAATAGAACGCACAAGAATTTTAGTCAGCGGATTTTCAAGTATTTTCTTAGTCTGTTCAATGATTTCTTTTACATCATCGTCAGACTTTCGCATAAACATAGTCTTATCATTCGGATAAAGAATACAGATACAAGCTAATGCAATTGAAACACACGTCGTTTTATAGCTGCCTCTGTGTGCCTGTAATGTTTCATCATCACTGCCGAATACCATTTGCTTTATCCAGCCATTATGTAGCTCAGTCAGAAGCGTGAAGCCAAGAGCGTGACCGTAAATATACGGATATTCAGCAAGAGCCGATATTGCATCAGCCCTTGTTATTCTGTTTCCTGATATTGTCAACAAGAGTTACCACCTCATTTCGTGTGGTATCGTCTATAATAACCGTTGTTTCGTTCGGGCGGTCAGACCATGAACACCAGTTCTTTAGTGCGAATATAACTATTGTCGGCTGATACTTGCCGAGAGAAGTACCACGAACAAGAAGATCTGAGCGTGTATTTTCAAAGTCTTTTTTTATATCTGGCAGAAATTCATCAAAATATGTTCTTATTGTTCTGTATGAACACGGTTTCTTTTCCTTTACAAATCTGAAAAATCCGTAAAATGTAGGTATATCAGCTATTTCTTCCGACTGTGAATTATAGATATATTCAAAATAATCATACACATACTGTTCAAACTGTTCATTTGTAAAAAGTCTTGGTCTCCCTCTTGACTTCTTCTCCATAATTCACCTACTTTCAAAATATATTCAGATACGCCGATAAGCCGCATATTTCAGCGGCTTTTTCGGCTTGTAAAGAGGTTCACCTATGTCAAATCATGCCCGGTGGAGCTAAACGCAAGTCATTACCTCACGTCTGGCAAAACCGCCGCCCCGTTACTACGAAACGGCGTAAAATAAGGAGACACAAAGATGAACGGAAATATGTGGAATACGAAAGGGAGAAAGCCACGGGGAAGAAAACCTCCCGAACAGCCCGAAATTCCGAAATAAAGGCTCGGGAGGTAAGCTCATTTTCTCCCGTTGGAGAACACCCCGTCGCTTTTCTAAATATATAATACACCTATTTTTTGCCCCCGGTTCGTAAAGTTATACCAAATCAAGTTGTTTTGCCACTTCTCTGATAAACTTTGAGCACCAGAGGTAATATGTATCAAGAGAAGCATCTAAAGGGAAACGCTCTCCACGTACCAACCGCCCCATAACTCCTTTACGATATTCCTTTGGCACTGTCTGCAATGCGCATTCAACCGCAGCTCTGAGCAACATACCTTTCTGACTCTTGCACAAGCGTTCATAATCGGCAACCACCGACTTTGCTGCTTTATATGCATTATTAGGGATTTGATACTTTTTTCTTTGACGATCTCGCATCTGTATCACTCCTATTCGTATTCATATCTATCTGTTGTAGTTCTCATAAGTGCTTCACGCAACTTCTGATTGTCCTCTTTGAGCTGCTTGTTCTCATCAAGGAGCTTTGCCGCAGTTCTTGTTGGCACTTCCATGCAGCGGAGAATTCTGTCCTCCGCTGCCTTGTAACCTGCCGCATATCCTTGATGATATGCTTTGTGGATATTATCCATAGACTTTATCCTTTTTAACGCCTGTTCAAAAGCTTCCGCCTCTGATTTTTTATCACTTTCAGCCCATTTCTCTGGCATATCGAAGATGTTACACATTATCGGCGCCCTCCTCTGTAAGTCTACCTGCTGCGCAAAAGAAATTAGGCTTTACTTCTGCGAACTGCAATGTTTTATTCTCAATATAGCACATCGGGCAGTCGTAACGATTGAGCTTTACACAGTCTTTACAGCGTACAATCTCAACGCCTCTGTTCTTCTTCGTCAGCTTGTCACGCTCTTTTTCAAGCGTTCTTACACTTCCCATAAGCTCTGCCGCCCTCTTGCTGTATTCTGTTATCAGTGCAAGGTTGTTATCAAGGAGCTTCTCAACTTCCTGTAATCGTGTCATCGTTTACCTCCCCTGTCTCTGGGTCAAGCCCCATATCCAGCCGCCTTTCCTTGATTTCCTGTTGCGCCTGTCTCCTTCCCATGAATAAGCCAAGGAGATATTCGGAAAGTCCCATAATTATGAATATAAAGAACGTTTTCATTCTTCAACCTCTCTTTCTAACTCTATTCTGAGTTTATCATCGTATATCTCTATATTTTTCTCTTTTCCGCACTTTTGACATACCAAAAAAAGAACGTTTTCTTTTCCTTGCTTTAGTCTGCCTTGAACCGTATATTTGTGTTCACAGAACGCACCTCTGATATACTTGTCGAAAATAAGGCGAATACAGATTAACACCGTTGAGACAACGACTGCAAAGCCTATCAGTCGGAGAGATAAGTCTATCCATTCTTTCATTCTGTATCACCGTCCTTTGGTGGTTCTGGTAACGGCTGCCAGTGTGTTACTTCTTCCCAAGCATACATGGTATTATCGTCATCAGTTGTCCAATAATTTCCATCTTCAGCATCGTAGCAGTAATACGCAACAGCACATCTACCGTTGTCTCTCAGAATAAGAACCGATTCAGATGTCATACTTCTCCTATCTACTACAGGAGGTGGGTTCTTTTGTGCATCTATCCACCTATCAATAGGTTCTACGTCTGCGACTGGCACTCCCTTGATATGTTTAAACGCCTCTGCAATAGCCGTATCATATCCGCTATCCCAATCATTCTTAGCTCTGAATTTGCTTTTTAATGACCTCATTTTGTCAATAGCTTCTTCTCTGCTTATATACTCAGCCATTTTTCATTCCTCCTCATTCAACCAATTCTGTATACACTGCCTGCATACTGCAAGCCTTGACTGCTCTCCGACTTTGCCGTGTGCTTCTTTCGGACACAGGACTGTTTTCCCCGTTATCACATCAAGAACACATCTGCACCCTTTTATCAGTCTTGTCTGCATATTCATGAGCATATCATACTCATTGACTTTGAGTATGTAGCGGTCACGGTTTTTCATGGTAAACCCTCCCACGATAAAGATAACAGTTCAAGCAGTTCATCATCACGAATGTTCATCTGCCTCGCCTCCTATCAGCTTTAAGGCTTCGTCCTCATAACGCCATTTATATTTTTCTTTGCAGTCATCGTCATCTGTGGCAGGACACTCCCCGTCCTCACCCAAAAGGGAACACACTTCACACGGATCATAAGAGTGCATACAATGTCTAATGTCCTCAACCGCCGCTTTAAGCAGTCTCTTTGCTTCTTTCAGTTCCGTGAGCCATTCGGCAAGCTGTCTGTGATCTGCGGCACACTCATCACAGCTTTCATATCCTCCATAAGAGTTAAATTTTGTATGTGCTTCTGCCACTTCTTCACAATGCTTTATAGCTTCATCTATCGTCATTTTTGCCCCTCCTTCCCCTCATACAGCCTGCAACTGTCATTCATCATCTTGATACGCTCTATCTTCTCGCATTTGCCGATATACGGCTCTGCTGTCTTGTGCCTGTCATTCGGGTTATGTGCCGTATCAACAGGCTTTGTGTTGTCAAAGTATTTACAGTTTTTACAGTTCATTTTTAGTCCTCCTCAAAAAATGATAGTTGTTTATCGGTTTGCCCCGTAAGGTATGCAGACCATTGCTGTGCCATTGCCTGTGCGACGCCTTGAAACGTCTTGCTTCTGTGTTTGGCTGATTTCTCCTTGCCGTACACTTTGCCCTGTGCCGCCTGTTTTCTCCACACATCAGCGTTGCCACATATCCAACCGCCAAGAGGCTTCACAACGTTTGTGGGCTTTAATTCTGGCAGTCCTTTTAGCCATAAGCACGTTTTCTTCGTGTATGGGTGCCCGTATTCATAAGGCTGTATTACCTGTGAATAAGGCGGCATATAGTATATTGCTGACGGTATAGGATTTTCAATCGCTATATGTTCACAGTCTGCGTTTACAAATTTCATAAAAAACTCTTTACCGTCCATGCCTTTTTCAAAGCGTTCACGTTCTATATAAGTTTTACCGTCAATTACTTTGTACAGCCTGCAAGCCCCTGCATTGCTGAGATATGTGCAAGGTGGGTGAGCTATAATAATATCCCATTTTTTCACAACATGCATTGTATTGTCCATTGTCTTAAATATTATAAGTCCTAATTGACCAAACGGCTTTAATACTTTAAGAACATCGCCTAATATATGCCATTCAGGGTGACCGCCTGACGGTTCTTGTATATCTGCGCTGTATGCTTCGTGTCCGAGCTTTCTGAACTCAATGCACACTCTCTGGCTTTCTTCACAGGCTATCAGCACTTTGAGTTGTTTCATCGTTAATCCTCTCAATCTGCCTGTCAAGCTTCTCTCCGATGATCCTGTCAATATCATCTGCGCCAAGCATAACACGGAGCTGACGTGCCATTATAAGCACGTCTGCCACTTCTTCCTTGACGTGTTCAAGTAGTTCTGGACTATAACCCCACCGCAGTTTCATAATTGCCTGCGTAAGCTCTGAGGTTTCCTCGATTATCTTGTCAGACTGCGCTGTGTAGCCGTAATGGGACGCTATCTGAATTATTCGTCTGTCCTCGGACTTGCCTTTGATATATCCCTCACGGAATGCCTGTTCTGTAACATCGTCCACCGGGACGGTAATATTAGCGATTAGTTTATAACTCATTTTATACCTCCTTAATTTAATCAAAGACACGTTTTAATCGTTTAGCTTTTCAATTGTTTCCAACAATTTTTGGGCTAACTCTATGCTGTTTTCTTCAAGTCGTTTAACACGATAGTCAAGCTTATAGATACAAGCAATCAATAAGCAGATGTATGCAATCACTAATATTTTAAATATCATGTTAAATCCTCCATAGTTATGGAAATATGGATTTTTCGTGTTTCGTCAATCTCTGCGCTCACTGTTGCTTCTCCGTCCGTTCCTATACCCTCGCCGTATTGACTTTCATATATAGCTCTTGCAAAGTTGATAAATTTATTAAACAGGTCTTTCACCGCTGTTTCCTTATCGTCAATCGTCATTCTGCTCACCTCGCATATCAGCTCCGCACCTTGGACAATAGTATTCTTCACGTTCTAATGGCGAATTTTCAAAATCATCGGTAGTTGTTACTTTACGACAATTACTGCAATAAAAAGCTCTACCGACACAATCGCTGGCAAACAATACCCATTTTCCATGCTTCACAGGCTGTATATCTGCTGCTTTGATTAAATTTACTTCATGTTGCAAATCTGATATTGGCAGTTTCTGGTCTAATCTTGCCATATCATAGGCAATTTCAAGCTTGATTAGTACATCTCTGCGCTTTATATATTCATCGCCCATTTTTATTTCCTCCTAATCGTTTAAAATTCGTCTTTTAATGTTTTAAATGCCGTTTTTGACGTTCTAATTTTCATAGTGTAATTATACTACTCAGCTATCAGAACACCCTTATCGTTTATTCTGGGCGCTCTCAGCGTATGCCTTTGATAAATTCTTTCTCGCTCTCTAAGTGGACGTTAATTCTCTTGAAGTCTATGCCGTAGTCACTCTCCAAGTCTGTCATGATATTGGTGAGCGTTATTTGTTTGCCGAAGAATGTCTCGGTGTCAAATATTGCAACCATATCCTCAAACATTTTCTGGATATACTCCTTTGAACGTCCACGCCTTACCTGTACAGCCAGAGCCGCCGTTGTAGCATAGCAGGCGAATGTATAAGCCGCATCTTTCAGTATTGCATACTGCCCTTTGAGGAAAGCTTCTTTTTCCTCAGCGTGTATCTGCTTACGGCAGGAATTACAGTCTTTTATGTGCATAAGTACCTCCCATATACACCCCATAGCTCAGCCCTAATTCTGTCGCTCTGTTTGCATCGTCAATAAGTCTCTGGTTAGGGTTGTGCTTGTCCTTGTGTTTGTCCTCCTGATATACGCTTCTGCCGCAGTTGAGCAGGCAGTCGGGGCAATATTTGCGTTTGTGGGTTACGCCTACGAACTCAACGCCGCATAGTGCACAGATTAGTCTTGCCATTGTTATGCCTCCTTTACCGTTTCGGTGATCGTTACTATCACATAGTCACTCTCCGTATGTAATACCCTGTGTGAAGTCTGCTGAACGTATCTCTGACTATCATTCGGAATTATGCCTGTTTTCTGCAAGGCATCGAGAATAAACTTCTGTGATGACTGGATATTGTCAACGTCCCTCTTTCTTGTTCTCTCACACCAGTCAAAGTTGACAGTGCAGCTCCCGTCTATCGGTTTGAGCTTGCCGTTATTGACAGCGTTGAGTATGTAAAGGGATATCATCTGTTCTGTGTCCTTTTTGAGTTGTGCGCCCCTGTACTTGTTTGTACGGTTTGCATTGATAAGCTCATTTAAGCCCGGTAAGCGCTGCTCTATGCAGAATTTATAAATCATTATGTCCCTCCTCAATCATATTTGCCACGATGTTGTATATTTCCCTGTAAGCATCGAGCCGCCCGTCATAGTAATAAGCCGCCCATTCTTCACGCCGCCGCTCATATTCGGCAATGACGTTATCCAGGTATTTCAGTATCCTTTCCATTTCTGCCTCCTCATAACGTGAATGTGTAGTTGTCAACTACTTTTCCGAGATCATCTTCTGTCAGAATATCCACATATTCATCAGCAACAGAAGCTTTTGTATTAGGCATATCAAAGCATTTGTATATCTTTGATTTCTCCGCTATTGTCTCAGCTATGCGCTTACTCTTGCAACTGTATGTCACCTTGACACGGTTCTGATCGAGTAAGAGCCTGCCGGATAAACGGTTCTTAGTAACACCGATAACAGACTGGAATTCGTCTTTATCCAAGCCCGTGTTACGGCTGTATGTAAAGACTATATCAACGGCGTTTGTTATATCGCTACTGCCGCTTACGCTGTCATTGTTCAACTCTCTGCCGTTTTCTTTTCTCGGGTGAGCCACAACCAAGATGAATACTTCCCATTTTGTGGCTATCCGTTTGAGCTTCTTCACAAACTTGCTCTGCGATAAATACAGATCGTCCTTTACGTCAACATCAATTGCCGTCATAAGGTTGTCCAGAAGAATAAACTTCACACCATATCGGCAAATTGCTTCTTCTATCGTGTCAAGAAGTGATATTTCTTCATCGTTCTCGGTGATAACAGAGTTGTCGAAAATATACGCCCGTCCTCTGTACCAGTTGCTTATTTTCTCCCGTGTCTCGGGCTTGATAGTGTATTCCGGTTCGTGGTAGTCATTCAGATATTCATCAATGTTATCACTGCCTGCTATCTGCAAGTCAAGCCAGTTCTTGAAGTGAAAGTCTGGTAATTCTCCCGAATATGCGAATATTGAATATCCAGCATCAAGGACGTTAGCGCATATCTGAGAAGCAAATGTGGACTTACCCTCTCCACGTTTACCAGTCAGCAGCCCGACCTGTCCAAAGTACAAGCCGCCGATTGCCTTATCAATCTTTGCAATACCTGTTTTAGCGTGTTCAAGCTGCATAAGATTGATGTTTTTAACATCTGCCAGATCCTTAACGGCTTTCACGGGCTGGATAATTGCATTGCCAACGGCTGTTAATATAGCCGCCTTGCCATACTTGCGAAAGATATCGTTTGCATCTTTCTCCGTGAGATAGTCTTTAGGCTGTACAACCTTGATTTTCTTGTGCGAAAATCTCTTTGTTATACCGTCAACAAGTGTTATCTTGCCGCCCTCACAGTCTCCGAAGATGATAATTTCATCGAATTTGTTCACAAAGTCATAGCAATTTTCTATCCATGTGAATCCCCTCGCCCCTGTCGGGACAGATACAGCGTTGTCAACGCCGCATTCTGCAAGGGTGAGGCTGTCAATCTGTCCTTCGGTGATAACCAGTGTTTTGAAGTCCACGCACTGCCTCATGCCGAACAGTATCGGCTTTGTATCGTGTTCAAACCATTCTTTATTCTTATCAACGCCTTTCTTGAAGTCGGTTTTTCTGTACTTTGCCGATACCATAACGCCGTTTTCATCGAAGAACGGAAAAACCAGTATATTATCCTTGCCCGTCTGTGTGGTTATCTTGTACCGTCTGGCTATGGCTTCGGAAATACCTCTGGACTTCATGTATTCGATAGCCGGGTTTCTGACTTGTATTTCTACCTGTTTCAGCTTTCGGTATCGTTTCGGTTCAAAGTCTATCAGAGGGTAATTGAAGTCCCTTGCCAGCTCTACAAAGTGTCCTTGCTTGCCGCAAGAAGCCCTCAGGCAACAGAAAGCTCCTGTTTCAAGGTTCACGCTGAACGTGAACCTGTCATTCTTGTTGCCGCCGCAGTAAGGGCAGAACTTGAATTCAAGCTCATTGCCCTTCTGCCGTGTCTCAGCTCCGAGTGATGAAGCAAATAATAATACATCGTCTTTTTTGAACTCATACCCCATATTTACCGCCCCTTCGTTTAGAAGTCTGTTCTCCAGCCGTTCACTGGATCATAGCCAGGATCTGTATTCTTCTTCACGGGCTTTACGTTATCCCGTCCCATGAAGGTGTTACGAATAGCCAGATTGTAATTTTTATACCGCTTGCCGCTCTGTTCGCAGTATTCATCAACCTTCTTGATATACAACTCAGCCGTAGCAGGACCGTAGTCATCACAGAGCCGTGAATATTCATCATCGGTGAGAAGAACGTGATTGAATTCACCGTGCTTGTGCTTTTGCGGCTTGCCGCATATCTCTTTATATTCTTTTTCTTTATCTTCTTCTATATCTATTTCTTTATCTTTATCTATACCCGTTACAGTAACGTTACATTCACTATGTGTAACGTTACCTGTAACGTTACCTGTGACGTTACATATTATTTCTTTTTGTTTTTGACGGAATTTAGCAACTCGTTTTCTGCCGTTTTCTCTATACATATCAAGGCTTTCAGTTTGTTGGTGCTTTTCCCATTTGGGAATGGTAATTGTATTATTGACTATTTCTATCATTCCATATTGTTCAAAGGTTGTTAGTGCGAGCCTGACAGTGTTAAGAGGTCTGCGAAAAATAGTAGAAAGCATTTCGTCTGTATACGGTATTTTATCGTTGAACATAAACACTCCGTTGTTATTCTGCTTTCCGGCTAAACATAAGAGCTTGAACCACATTACTATAATACCGTCTCTTTCAGGCAGGCTTTCTATCATCAGCATTTTTTCATCGTCAAAGATGTCAGTGACTATCTTAATCCATTTTACTTCTGCCACTATATCACCTCATTACAATTCTATTTCCCACCCATTAAGGGTAACGTTCCCATTATCATTAACAGTAACGCCGATCACGTTATATTCGTTTTCACCTGCTAAGTTTTCATCAGGGATAGAAACGATAACGTCTATATCTTCATCAACAGCCCCTGCCGAAGTCAAAGCTGTCAAAACCTCTATCAATTTTGCAATTGTCATACCTCATGCCCCCTTTTTATCAGAACGGTACGTCTTTTCCGTCTGACAGTATCTCCTCATAGTCGCTAAGCTCACCGTATGTCCCATAAGGCTGCTGTGGAGCTGCCTGCTGAGGCGGAGCAGAATATTGGCAGCTGTTCTGTGTATCTGGCGTCTGAGCCTGTCCCTTATCACCGCAGAACTCAACATTATCCACAAGCACGTCTGTGGTGTAGTGAGTTACATCATCATGCTTCTTGTCCTTGTAACTGCCTGTTCTCAGCGAACCCTCAACGGCTATCATCTTGCCTTTGTTGAAGTAACGGCTGATAAATTCAGCGGTATTCTTGAAAGCCAGACAGGATATGAAGTCTGCTTCTCGCTGTCCTGTCTGCTTATTGGCAAACCGTCTATCACAAGCAATTGTGAATTTGCAGCTTGCAACGCCGCTCTGCGTCTGTCTTAGCTCCGGGTCTGCTGTGAGCCGTCCCATAATGATAACTTTATTCATGGTTTTACTCCTTTTGCGTTTTAAACGCTGTTTTTGCCCTTGTAAATTTTATAGGGTAATTATACTACCCGCCCTTCAAAAATGCCGTCACGGTTCTGTATTCTTCTCCTATGACATTTAAAAAGGATTGATTATGTCAAAAAGCTGATTTTTAATATTATCCAGCTCTTCGATGTGTTTTTCTATGGTTGTTATTTCGCCGCTGTCAATTTTCTCTTTTGCCATGAGCCGTGTCATTTTAATAAGCATTGTTGATAAGCTTGAAAAATAACCTATCGTTTCTCTCACAGTACCGATTCTTGTTTCTTTTGTTTTGACATTACGGATTTCTCTTTCGACTTCGTGATACAAGATATACTGTGTACCGTCATATTCGTAATACCAACCGTTTATAATATCAATCATTGATTTTCCTCCTCGTCAAGATAATTTGCACCGAATACCTCTCTGAACTGTTCAACAGTCCAGTTTTGTTCTTTCATTGCTTTGCGCTGTCCATACTTGTGGAGATAGTCCATAGTCTTGCCGGATTGATGCGCCGCCCACGGTTTTTCACGGTGACAGTCTGCACATAATAGAACTGTTAAGCCGTAATAGTCTGATTTGTTTCTATTGGCATTTTGAAAAATGTGGTGGACTTCCAGCCGATTGTAGGCTGTTTCTGTACGCTTGCATAAAAAGCAAGTCCTATAATCGCTCATATCACCGCCCCCATTCTTCATTCATTCTGTCAAGCTCCTCAGGTGTCAAAGTCTCAATGTCATTTTCCTTGCAGTCTTGCACTATAAGCTCAATTAATCGGCTCATTTGTGCGGTATCATACTGACTTGAACCGTAATACAAGCGGACGTTTGTGCAACCGTCAAGCTTGCTTTCTTCAAGCTCTGTGAGCCAGCCAATACCTTTACTCTCCCAGTCCCGGCAAAGATCTGAAACAGCCTCATTGATACTGCATACAAGGTAATTATTACCGCCTATCTCTTTGATGTAAGAGCGGTAAATATCAGTCTTAACCATGTGGAGCTTTTCAGCAAGCTTGTCAAGCAGTGTCCATGCGTAAGAATTAGCGTTTAGACTTCTCTTTTGCCTGTACTCTTTGACTTCAAGCTTATACTCTTTGGCATCGTCTAAGCTGTCAATGTAGCTTGCAAGCTCAGCTATCACCTTGACGGTATCGGACTTCTTGAAACGTATCTCTTTCATGACTTTGCTTTCTGGTAACAGTCATAGCACACACCGCCGCAGCCTTTGAGAATATCGGCAGGCATTGCTGTTTTGCCGTCTGTTTTCTTGATTGGCTTCATAACCTTGCCGCACTTCGGACATTTTACCTCGCTGTCCTGTACGATAGGCTTATCAGAATTAGCCTTTTTTGCCTTTGTATTGCCAAAGGTATAGACTATCTTACCTGTCTTTGTATTCTTGATAGAAAGGGCGGTTATGCGCTTCTCGTCAATGGTTATCTCCACAACCTTGAATTTATCGTTTGTTGTCCACTTGCCGTTAAACTGTCTCATGTTGCAGTCAGAACCGTTTACCCAGATAAACGGGGCTGTGTAAAGCTCTCTGCCGATACCCCAGTTGAAGCAAGCTCTTTTGAAGCTGTCAGAAGCCTGTCCTTTTTCCTTCTCGGTATAGCTCTCTGTGCCTGTGTCCTCTTTGGCTATCCACTGCTTCTTGGCATCGTCCCATATCTCAACGATACAGTTTGCATTGTCTCTGGTATGTCTGCGCTGCCAGTTCATCGAACCGACTGTTTCATCTAAGATGTTCATATCACATCTTGCATCTTTGTAGAGCAGAAGTGAAACGCCGTTCTCATTGCACGTTGCAACACGGCAGTCAATCTCCTCTGCTGTCAGATCTCGGAATTTACACATCTTCATCTTCTCCTTCTATTTCTCCCGTAAAAGTCAGTGGGCAACTCGCACCGATGTACTTCTCAGGATAATTAACTGTCTGCTTGTTAAGCTGACAAGTTCTGCTTGTTCTGCCGTAGTAGGGGCATTGATTGCAGCTTACATCTGCATTTCCTCGGGCATCTACGGGAAAGTTGACTTCCACCATGCACCGCCCTTTGATGTATGAGCTTACACCGCTTTCAAAGTTCGGCATCGTCCTCCACCTCCGCTGTGAATATTGCATTGCTGATACAGTCCTCACAGTACAGCGTACCGTCTATGTTGTACGCCGTGTCACCGTCATATATCTCCGAGCCGCAGGAGAAACATTCCCCGTATACTTTCGGCTGATAATTCGGACACTGTGCAGGGCATATAGGTCTGTGACACTCATTACACACGGCAGCAACACCACCTGTAATAGAAGTCAAGCTCCTCGGGAGTTGTCTTGCTGAGTATATCATCAACGTTGAGGAGTGCTGCAGGACGATGAATTGAAGCCAGACAAGCAAGCAGCTTGACAGCTTTCATATAGTCAGTCATTGTTCTTCTCCTCCCTGATACGTTTGATTATCTCCGCAGGCGTTTCCTTCACGCAGAAGCCGCCGCCCGGGACTGAGATTTCTGTGCAGATACCGCCTGCCTTGCGCTTAGTCTGCATACCTATGATAACATCGGCATCAATATCAACTATAATGCCGTCAATGTCCGTCAGTTTCATCAAGTTCACGCTCCTTTCTGAATATCTCAGCCCATACATCAAGCCAGTTAATAACGGGCTGTGCATCGTCTGTTGCAAAGATAAGCTTTGCATCACATACTGCCGAATTGTAGACTGAATAAGTCGGTGCATCGAAGTGTATGAATATCATGAACTTGTAACCCTTTTCCCATGTTGAGAAATCTGCTGTGACGTGGTGCAGATTAGTTTTACCCATATCCAGAACCTTGTCAAAGATCTTCTTTGTGTCCTCTCTTGTCATTGTTTATCACCCTTTCGTTATCGTATTCCATAGCGCTTCACGGCTCTTTCTGAGGTCATAGCGCTTGTTCATTTCCGTATATGCCTTGTGTCTGTAAGCCGCCCTCCGAGCCGCTGTCCGCTGCTCTGAGCGTTCTTTCAAGTATTCTCTGATATACCAACCGCAGTACACCTCAGTCCCGAGGAGTGCGGTTATCAGTATTCCTGCCAGTATCAGCATTTTTCATCTTCTCCTTTTTCCGTGCGTAGCGTTCACGGTCCTTTGTTCTTCTTTCCTCTGCCATGATTGCAAGGTATTCGGGATCGTTTTTGTATCTCTCCCGTATTCACGTCCAGCCTGCCATCACATCACCCCCAGAGTGCCACAAACGAACCGCTCAGGCTCAATCTTGAAGTATCTGCACAGTGAGGATATTTCCCCAAACGTAAGATTATCGGGGTTTCTGAGGCGGCTGAGATATGTCGGAGCTGATTTGCCGATTATCTTTCCCATGTCCTCGCAAGTGTAAGAGCGGCTGTGCTGTAATAGCTGTAAGTTGTGAGCTAATCGCTCTCTGTCTTTCTGTCGCTCTGTTAGGGTTATCTTAGGCATGATATGAAACCTCCTTTACTTAAACATCGAGTATGTCGAAGCCGTCAGCATCAAATTCATCATCATGCTCAAACAGGCTGATAAAATCCTCGATAGCTGTTTCTCTGCCGTTCACAATTATCTTCTGCATAACCATTCTCCTTTCAGTTCGTTGACATTTTGCCTACATTGTCAGCAAAAAAAATGCTGAGAATATCGTCACCCGTCAGATTTATGGCGCTGGCAATGCTTTTTATCTCCGTAGCGTTGAAGTCCCTCTTACCCTTTAGCTTGTTCGCTAATCCCATGGGCGTGAGGTTCATTTTTTCAGCTATTGCCTTGCGCTTCATTCCTGACTGTTCGATTTTCTCAGCTAATAATGTAAGATTGATACCGTTCAATTACTTCACCTTCTTTCGTTATGTGGTAGACGTTTTGCCTACAATGACAGTATATCACTTTGTAGGCGAAATGTCAACACTTGTTTGCAAAAAAATAAAATACTGTTGATTTGTACAATCAACAGCAATATTTTTGTATATATTTTATAATGCAGACTGTTTAATATTATATTGACAAAACGTCTACAAAATGATATAATAATATATACAGGGAGGTGAGTATTATGACAATCGGTGAACGTATAGCACAGTATAGGCAAGAAAAAGGATTATCACAGGAGGAGCTTGCACATCTGCTCGGTTACAAGTCACGCTCCACTATCAATAAGATTGAAAAAGGTGAAAGAGACGTACCAAGAAAAATGGTAGCACAGCTCTCAATCGTTCTGAATGTCAGCCCTCTGGATATTCTTGGAGAAAACGAAAAAAGCCCCTCGCTTACAGATAAGCGAGAAGCTCTTTCAAATATGCTTGAAAATATGACAGAAAAAGAAATTGACGATTTATATAGCAAGCTTAAATAGCTTTATTCTTCCACATTTCTGCGTATTTATCAAATATTTCTAATATTTTAATTATTTTTTCCTCTTTACTCATATCTTATCACCCTTATTATTAATTTAAGCCGCCAGTGGTGAGACTGTAGAACGTATCTGCTGAGGTATGAGAACAGATATAGTATGTATGTGATAGATGTTGGCGGCTTTATGTGTATAGTATAGCAGATAAATGGGGATAATTGCAAGATAAAAGCCGTATCATTTGCGAATAATTCAAGTATAAAGGAGTTGATGTCAATGGAAATTGAAGAAATCAAGAAAAAGACGGTCGCAAGGCTGAGAGAGGTTAAAAAGCAGCATGATTTGACTATCCCAAAGATAATGGATATGCTCGAAGTTAAAGGCTGTTATGTTTCAGAGCCTACAGTGAAACGTCTTTTTTCAGAAAACTCGGATCCTGTTTCTTTCAAGTATCGTGACACCATAGCTCCGTTGGCTGATGTACTCCTTGATATGTACAGCGACAAGAGCGGTTCAGAAGATGTTGAAGCTCTTAAAGCTATGCTACATGATAAAAACAAGATGATAAATATTCTTATTGCCCGTGATGAAGAACGTAAAGCGGACTATGAGAAGCGCATAGAACATCTGCAAAAACAAATCAACAAGCTCGATGAACATTTGATGTTCAGAGAAAGAGTTATTGAGCGCAAAGATGAAGTTATTGAACGACTTTTGAAAAAAGTCATTGATGTATAAAGGGGGATTGAGTATGTATTGTAATAGATGTGGTAAGCCTATACCTGATGGAAGCACGTTTTGTAATTCTTGCGGAGCACCGCAGGGACAGCCACAACGTCCCGTACAGCAGCGCCCCATATATCAGCCGCCGAAGCCTTTACCGCCTGCATATATAGCTGTATCATGGCTGTCTTTTGCGATATTATTGATCTATGGTATCTACTTAGGACTTCACGCATTCAATGGTGGTGAGGATTTCGAAGCATACAAAGGCGTTGCTCTTTGCCTTGCTGCCTGCGTATTCATTCCACAGATAAGAATTAACTTGCTTGATGGTTACCCGTGGGCTGTATATGCTATCAAAGCAGGCGTTGCAGCTCTACTATTTTTCATTTTATAACAACTATCCCCTCTATCCAGAGGGGATTTTTAAGAGGTGATACTATGGCAACAGCAAAGCAGCTCCCGTCTGGCTCTTGGCGATGCAGAGTGTATGACAAAACAACAGGTAAATATGTCAGCTTCACATCACAGCTTCCCGGCAAGCGTGGCAAGGCAGAAGCTGAACTAATGGCACGGCAGTTTCAGCTTGAACGCCGTTCAGCTCCCCGAAAACGTCTGACAGTCGGTGAGTGCATTGATAAATACATAGACAGCAAGAGGAATATTCTTAGTCCGTCCACGATTGACGGATATATTCGAAGCCGAAAAAATAACCTTGCAGAAATATGTGATTATGAAGTATCAGCGCTGAACTCGGAGCAGGTACAGCTTTTTATAAACGGCATAGCTGCCACGAAGTCCCCAAAAACAGTTAAGAACGCTTACGGACTGCTGACAGCTGCGCTGAATGTTCACGCTCCTGATCTGCGGCTCAACGTCACGCTCCCGAAAGTCCCAAAGAAAATAAAGCAACTGCCGCCTGTCCAAGATGTTCTCAGGGCAGTTATCGGCTCAGAAATAGAGCTGCCCTGTCTCCTTGCAATGTGGCTCGGTCTGCGTATGTCAGAGATAAGAGGAGCGAAGAAAACAGATATCAAAGACGGCATACTAACGATACATGATACCATAGTCACAGTTGACGGTGAACACATTGAGAAGCACAGTACCAAAACAATTGACAGCACCCGTCAAATATCCCTCCCAGAACGTTTACAACGCCTTATAAACGCCCTCCCAGATGAACAGCTATATCTTACCACCCTAAGCGGCAACGCCCTTTACAAGCGATTTTCAAGGCTGTTAGAGGACAACCATATTGAGCATATGACATTCCATGAACTAAGGCACATGAATGCTTCTGTGATGGTTCTGCTTGGTATTCCCGATAAGTACGCCATGGAGCGTGGCGGCTGGTCCTCTCCTCACATCATGCAGTCAGTCTATCAGCACACGTTCTCGGAGGAGCAAACCGAAGTTGACAAACGCATAGATGAATACTTCAATGCTATGGTAGAGAGCCTTTGATTTCGTGTCATATTTTCGTGTCATATTTCATGCAAAAATACTTAATTCTGCATTAAATATTCTTAATGAGCAGAAAAGAAAACATAATATAAATCGGCTATAAATCGCACCAAAGACGAATTATAGCCGATAACGGATATATATGCAAAAGGGGTTCAATTCCCCTCGCCTCCACCAAAAAGCCGCCTATTTTAGGCGGCTTAATTATTTTGTGACATATTTTGTGTCATATTTTGCTCATTACACCACTATACAAACGAGGATAGACAGCTTGAAGAACTGTCATAAGCTCATCGAACAGCGACAAGGTGAAGTCAAGCGGTTTATCTTTGATTGCCTTGTAAAAATCTGTATCGGACTGATACTGTATTTCCTCTGAGGGAGGGGCGGCATAAGATACGCCGCTCGGTGCTTCATCTTTTTTTAGTTCGTTCAGTATAGTGTAATAAGCTGCAAGTTTAATGCAAGTATTAGCATTTGGGGAGCGTTCCCCTTGCATTTCAGCGATAGCCGCTTTAAGATCGTGTTCTGTTATCACAGCGGCTTCACCGTCCTTACATCTCGTTTAACATTCTTTCGATTTTCTTGCGCTTGTGTTCGTCAGGAGCTGACTGCATAGCTTCTTCAAGATGCTCCCTGAATTCGTCCTCAGCTTCTGCACGGCTGTACTCACCACGATTATACTCACGGCTATAACGTCCCATGCTGTCACGTTTGCGCCCACGATAAGAAGCGCCTCTGTTATATCCGTAAGAGTTGCCGCCCTGCATATAGTTGTTTGAATATTCGCCGTCATTTTCCATAGCTTCGTTTGTGAGCAGAGCCATTTTGAACTTTGCAAGGTTCTTTCCGTCCTCGATATCGGCACGGCTAAGCTTACCGCCCATGCCTACCTTGTTTTCAAGTTCGTCAAGCTCCTTATCAATGTATTTACACAGTTTATCCATGATTTATCTCCTTATCTCAGTCTCTGAACGCCTGCATAGTCGAACACAAGCGAAGCGTTGTTGACTGTAATAGGCTGAGTGCTTGCATTTACTACCGCTACGCTGTCACAGCCGCATATACTCGGTACTGATACTATGATACTTGTACCGACATTGCCTGCAACCTCAACAGCGGCAGGCGTAAAGCTCATAATGCTTGCCGGGTCTATAACACCATCAACGGCAATAGCAAGCTGTATTTCCTCAACCGTGCCGCCTGTGGGGATCTCGATGTTAGCGTGTACCTCAACTTCATAATTCGTTGTGTATATACGCCTGCAACCGCAGCCACATCTACAAGTATTATCCGGGGCGTTGCTTGCCAGAAGGAACACACCGCCCGACTTCTTGAAGATGAAACCCTCTGCACAAGGGCAGGGACTGTCAAGGAATACGGCAGGCTGATTAGGCTGCACTATCTGCGGAGTGATTATGCTGTATTCTGCGGACATATAATCACCGCCTTAGAAGTTGTTACCGCAACCGCAGCCGCAGTTATTAGTTGCTACTGTCTGAGGGCAAGTGAATATAGGCTGATTGCCGTATACGGGAGTGCTGCTCACGGGGCACTGTGAAAGGCGTGTGTACGTTCCGTTGATAATGTCAGCGGTCTGCTGTACCTGTGAAGCCTGCATTGTAGCCATGTTCACTGCGTTCTGGAGAGCCACATTCTCACGCTGAGCCTGTGCGAGCTGTCCCTTTACGCCGTCAAGTTCAAGGGCGCAGAGCTTATCAAGGATAGCCTGTGTTCCTCTTGTCTGGCTGTCAATGATATCTCTTGTGTTCTGAGCTGAGGCGTTTCTTGTAGCGCAAGCCTCTGTTGCTTCGGTATATCTGAGGTCTGCAATGCCTGACTGAACGCCGTTGAAGCCCTGCATATTTGCTGTCTGTTCTGCAAATGAACGGTTGAGTGAAGCAAGCTCATTGGAGTTAAGCTGCTGAGAGATAGCAGTCTGAGCGCCAAAGATAGAGTTATTCACGCCGTTGAAGCCGTTGCTCATATCATAGCGCATATCACCACAGTACTGACAAAGCTGTGTAGATAAGCCCTGTACACCGTCACGGATAGAGGTTACATTGCTGTTAAGCATCTGATCTCTGAAACCGTCATTGATGTTCTGACTGTTGTTAAGCCAAGGATAGAGACCGAAGCCGTCCATCATACCCATACCCATCATTGCACCGTAACCGCCACCGAAGCCAAAGCCACCGAAGCCTCCCCCGAGAAGCAGAACTAAGAGTATCCACGACATAAAATCTCCGCCAAAGCCAAAGCCGCCGTTATTACCATAAGGCGCACCATAAGCAGGCTGCATGAGCATTGTTGTGCCCATTCCTTCATCTGTAAGTGCCATATTGCACTCCTTTCTCCCTCGAACTATGAGGGTAAGCGGCTATCTCCTAAGTTTTGTGATAGCCGGTAAAATTTATATCAAAGCCGAAGCTGTGATACCATGTTTAAAATATATAAAGTAGATTTATGTTATTTGTGCAACTATACAAATATCACGCAAAGCGTGAATAATTCTCAAAAAGGTATTGACTTATCACGCAAAGCGTGATATACTATAATCAAGGAAAACACAAGACCGCCGAAAAGGCAAGGAGGAAATTATGACAATTATTGATATTCTTAAGGAAATGAAAACAAAAGGCTTTACTGCTGACACCAAGATTGATTTAAGCTTTAAAAACGGTGATGTTGCAAGATGCAGACTTAGTGACTTCTTCCCAGCTGTAAAGGAGTTTTCAAAACTTTACGCCAATATGAACGGTAAACTTACAACATATTACAGTGTCAAAGAAATGCTTGATATGAACCTGATCGTCATTGAAGAGGTGGAGTGATATGACAATCAAGGAACTCCGTACAGCCTGCGATATGACGCAGAAAGAGTTCTCGGAATACTTCGGTATTCCGAAGCGAACCATTGAAGATTGGGAAGCAGGTAGAAGAAAGCCTGCTGAGTACATCGAGAAACTAATCGAATACAAGCTGAAACACGAAGGGCTGATTTAATCAGTCCTTCTTTTTTATCGTCTGAACATTCTCCCCATGATCTGCTGAGCCATAGTCAAGCGGTTCTGAGGAACTCTGCCGCTCTGCATAAGGTGCTGTATAATTGCCTGCGGGTTGTTCTCCATACCCTGCGGCACGTCTATACCCTGTTGCTTCATGAGGTTCAACGCCTGCTCCTTCGGGTTCTGCTGTACAGGCTGATTATTTCCTAAATTTTTGTATACTTCACTCGGCATCGCTTTCAATCCTTTCTGTGGCTGCTGTAATTGCCGCTAAACGGCTTTCAAACTCCTCACGGGTAATAAATGCTGAGGGATCTGTAACGGGCGTTACAGGCGATTGTGGAACGTTCTGTGTGCGCTCCTTGTAATCGAATAGTCTGAGAGGTAAAGGCATACCGCTTGTATCAACTGTTTTTATACCAAAGCAGTTTGTCTCGGTATCCATGAGCAAAGCACTCTGCCCTGCCTGCACGGGATAGCTTTTCATCGCCTCAACGCCCTGCACCCATGTTATACCGCCGTTATTCTGTGGCGGCTGATACTGTGTAGGGTACGAATTAAAGCCATAGTATGGAAAAGGCATTGAATATCACTCCTTTGTGTAGTAGTATATAGGACATTCTGCTCCACTGTCCCAGCTATCCAGCCAGTCCCCATGCTTTACGGTGACGGCGTGGTGTCCTGTACCGAGAATGAATATACCCTGTGGGTGATCTGCGGCAAAGTCAGCCACCGAATAGCAGCTCGGGCAGTCATTCGGGCAGATATACCGCTTGTAGCCTCTTTGTCTGAGATAGCTGTCCCACACACCGTTATTATTTGCCCAGTCACCTTGATAATAGCCCTCTGCCGATAATTCTGTGTATATTTTCTCCCATGTATCGCCTGTTGCGGCACATATCGCACGGATAACGCAGTCCCCGGCTCTGAGGTTTCCTCGGGGATTGTTGCAGAATTTCACGAACATTTATATCACCTAACATTATTGTAAAAGAAAAAAGGCTATCCAACAATGACGTTAGAAAGCCTTTTTTCGGACATTTTATAGACTTATTGTAGCCCATTCGGTACATAAGTCATATAAATAGTCATAGTATTTATTTGTTATACGGTATGCCTGTTTTGGTGACAACTCAAATTCTTCTGCAAGCCGTTCAAGGCTTATGCCGTCAATAAGCCGCCTTTTCATGAGATTTCTGTCACGTTCATTTTTGATCCATTCATCAATGATTGCTGTCAAATGAGTATTAGATATGTTTGCAAATCTATTCATAGTATCTTAGTCCGTTATAGTAGTGATATTATTTGTTTATGGTGAGTTTCTGTCCCGGATAGATGAGGTTCGGATTTTTTATGCCGTTATCCTTGACGATTCTTGAAACTGTCGTGCCATACTTACGGGCGATTGCTGAAAGAGTATCACCACGCTGCACTGTGTAAGTGATAGCCTTTTTCTTGTCACGCTCTGCCACGTTCTGATTGACAAGCTTCTGGACTTTGGCATAGTCATAGCCTGCGGCTGTGAGCTTCTTTACTCTGTCCATGCCATTGCCCCATTTGCCGTTCATAACTTCCTGTGCAAGTTCTTCAACGGACTTTTTGACGGGCTGTGCAGGCTGTGAGCCGAAGCCTTTATACTGCCAATTGCAGTCAAGAGACTTTCCGAAGCCCTTGATATTAAATCCATTGAGGGACGTAAACTGCCATAAGTACAGATTATCGCCGCTGTAAAGGGGCTTTGACCCATAGCAGGCAAGCCAGAAAGGATACTGCTTGAATATGTCAGCGTTGAGGTTATCCCTCAGCCAGTAGAAGTTACAGTATAAGCCACCGTTACCGCCTTTTGCGTTTACACAGTCGATAAAGGCTTTATTGGCAATGGTACGCTGTTCACGGGTGAGAACGTCACCACGTCCCTTACCGTCATTAGAAGTCTCACTGTCGCACCACACGCCCAGCTCTGCGGCTTTTACATCAATATACTGGCATATCATAGCAACCTCATTCTGCGCCTCTGCAATATTTACGGCCTGTGTGAAAAAGTACACGCCATAAGGTATTCCCAAGCGTTTACAAGCATTTAGGTTGCTTATGAACTCATAGTCAACTTTGAGCTGGCCGCTGCCATAACCACGATATCCCAAGCGTATGATAACTCCATCAACTTTTGACTTGATTTCATTCCATTGGCTATCAGATATATGGCCCTGCCACTCGGATATGTCTATGACTTTTTTCATGATTATCACACTCCTTTGTATTTAATATATACCTCTGACGGTTTTACCGTAGTGTCAACGTCGAAAGTATTTGAGCCATTGACTGTGGGGATTGTAGCCACGTTGGAGACTTCATCGGCATAATCGCCAATCCGCATAAGTGGCTCGTTTACAACTGCGGTTTCGGGAGTTGTGAGGACGTACCAGACACAAACTGGAGTTCCTGCGGCGTATTGCTGTTGGAGATAGGTTTTGAAGTCTGCAAGTGATGACTGAACAATTACTGATTTCTTGAAAAATAACGCCGTACCATTATTATTAACTACAACGCCATTTTCTGCATGAGTACATAGTGCATTTGAATTGGGAACACCTTCGCCCCTGCCCTGAACATCGATAAAAATATAGTAGTTTGACGTTCCTTCGTTCCATTTCTCTGTACCGTCAAGCACAAACTTTTTAATCTGCCTCGTTGTCTCCACTTCACCCAAATATACAGGCGTTGTGGTGTTGGCTGATGAAATCGGGATTTTATAGCCGTATGGTTCGTAGGGGAGGGGTGTTGAGCCTGTGTTGAGCATTATTGTGTCAACATCGTCTTTTAGTACGTTTATTCTGCAATATTTCGCTCCTGTTGGTACGTTTGCGGTAAAAACGTTGACATATCCAATAGAATTACTTGTCTTATCAGCATAAAAATAGAAATTTGTTGCTTTATACTTTTTATTTACTGTAATTGTGCTTATTCCAGTTACATCTATGTAGTCAGAATGAGCCATATCTGCATCTGTTATTACGCTATTTTGAAGAACTCTTTCACCGATAACCGCGTTATCTTTATCAAACAAATTCCCCGTCCTCTCCCCTGTACCCTCTGGCATAATCGGGTTGTCGGGGGTAGGTGTGCCGTTCTGAACTGTGTTGCCGCTTATTCTCCATGCCATAAGCGGCGAGCCGTTAGCGATGAATGTATACGGTACAACGCCTGTATACTCATGCTCTGTGGGTGTAGGTGAGCCGCCAGCCCAGATATATTCAAGATGTGTCACGGGGCTTTCAACGCCTGCGATAACTCTCTGCAAGTGCGTTATCGGTGGTGCTTCACCAGTGATAACCTTTTCTGTGTACGTCACGGCTGATGTTTCGCCAGCTATGACTTTTTCAAGGTGTGTCACGGCTGAGACTTCACCGACAATTACCTTTTCCAGATGTGTTACGGCTTCCATTACATATCACTCCTTTCTTCGGGGGTTTCAGCGGTATCAAGGCTTTCCTCGATTGACTGTGGGCTTGCCATACTGAGGCTTGCCGTACCACTGCCTTCAAGAGCCAGTATGCGTTCATAAAGCTCCTGATAACTCGGTCTGTATGGCTGATATGCCTGTGAGATATCCCACACGGCTTTACTGCATACCATGGGGCGAAATACCGCGTTTGAAATGCTTGTACCGTTAATAACGTATATTCTCACAAGGACTTTGCTGCACGAGGTAAAGCTATCCGTCGTACCTGTATCGCTGGCCGTTCCTGCGATAGTTATATTATAAGTTGTGTCACTGCCACCTACGGGACAGCCTGACAGCACCCATTCTCCTTCTTCAATCGAAAAGCCTCCCCGCATTGAAAGAATGAAAGCTGCATTTGCTCCCGAAGCTGTGCCGTTTACTGTAATTGACATATCTTCATTTACTGTGAATACGACTCCTCTTGAGTGAGTGTAGACATTGTTCTCCCATGTACCATAGATATTCAACTGCTTGAGACTATCAACAGATGTTATCGGCAGACGGTTTTTCGCTCCGCCGTCGATAAGCTCTACAAGAGCTGCCTTGCTTTGCAGTCCAGCTGTGAGAGCTTCGTCAACTTCCTCACCCGTGCTGAATACGGGGCTGATATAATCAGCCATAATATCACTCCTTTCTATTCTTTTCGTGCTGTGTGCCGAAATAAAAGCCGATAACCATAGTATAAATGGTCATGAATATTTCGGGCTGTATCTTCTCAATCACTGAGAGATACACAAATGCTGCTGTAAGTGCAAAGGTTACAAGCGTTTTCACGTCTATGAGCTTTGCCAGTCTGTCTTTAAACTTCATGCTCCACCGCCTCCAATCTACGGTCATGCTCTTTGAGCTTTTCTTCAACAACAGGCATACGCTCCGCAAAGCTGTTATGTCTGTCAACCTTCTTTTCAAGCTGTTCTATGCGATAGTTGGTGAGCTTTGAACTTACCAAAATACCGCCAAAGCTGCCTGTAAGCGTTCCTATCAGAGATAATATTGATATAACATTTGCTGTGTCCATCGTTAGCCCTCCTTGTAGGTTATCTTTACTCTTGGTTTTACTGTAGTATCAACGTCAAGGGTATTATCACCAATATATGTCGGAATATCAACGCCTGTGTCCGCAAGGCTGATACTCTCACCATCTTCCAACGGGTGGTCTATGGGGATTGATACCGTCTGAGACTGTGTATCATCTGCAAGTCGGTACATACCCTCTTGTGTGCCGTATCTATCACCGTTTCCCGTTGCATAGTATATGGGTTCTGAGTGCGATACTGTAACTGGTATATAATATCCATAAGGCTCATAAGGCTTGGGGGTTGTCCCTGCATTGAGCATTATATCTGATACATCTTCTGGTAAAATATCCTCATCTGTCTTATATCGAAATACCAGTCTTATATAGTCGCAGTTATCAGTCGTGATAACATAGGGGATTGACTGCCAACCAGTTACGCCTAAGAAGCTTTTATTGCTGTCGTATAATGCAACAGATACGTCTATCAGAGATGCTTCATTGATGTTAATAGTAACATTGTTATACTGAGATACATCGAAATATGTCTCATTTACCACACTGGCGGAATAAGGAAAAATTTCACCCTCTGTGCCGAATGTTCCGTTAATCAGTGAACCATGCCACATATTTTCTGATTGTTTGCCGACACCGCCCTCTGTGCCGTAGATTATCCAATCTCTCAGCTTATTTTCTGCACTGTTGAAGTATAAAGGCGGTACGCCCTCCAGAACCTTTTCTGCGTCTGGTATGATAATACCCCTTGATATAACAGGTTGATATCCTACGGGACGTGTGAAGCTCCTCTGCGTACCGATAACGACCTTTACGCAATCGCCTGTGATGATATCATGCTCCGTTCTGGTGATTTCCAGTTCAAGCCACGCTTTCAACCTTTCGTCCCATACTCTGCCTTTATCACCGACCTTAAAGCGATAGTTGTTTGAAAACATCTTGTAATCGGGATTTCTCCGTAAGTCCACAACGTTAAGCTCATACGATACAAGGGGAGCGCAGTTCTGGTTGAAGAACAGCATTGTATCACGGACAAGCTGCCCTTCCTCGGCATATTCGGGGTGGTCGTAGTAAAAATTTGTACTTCTTACCACTTCACGGGGATATGGTCTTGGAAGTGTTGACGGGTCCCAGCCTACGGCGAACCAGTTATCATAATCGCCGTTGCTTATGTCATAGCCTCTCAGATAAGTGCAGAATGTTGTCAAGTCAACGGTTCTCTTGATACCTGTGAGATTGTAGCCGATAGCAAGTTCAAAAGCGTTATCCCTTGCACCTTCCATACGACTGTTAATACTCATATGGAAGTTATCACGGTATAGCTCACCGCCTATCTTGGCAACAAAACCGTTGCCGCCTATCAGCATTTCATATGGAGTTACGCCCTCAGACATTTCGTACCAGTCTCTAAAACCTTCGGGAGCATTTAAGTCTGTGGTGATGTCAAAGTCATAGGTGGTCTGCCAGTCATAGCCTAAGTCCGTTGCCTGTTGCATTATGCTGTCAATAAGCGTCTGCCCGTTATAACCAGCAATGGTAACGGGCGGAAATATCCACTTATCATTGAGTGTATAGGTGATATGCTCTGCATACGCTGTAACGTATCCGCTGCCGCCGCTCTGCACTTCATCAACCTTTTGGATAACAAAGAGCTGTCCGAGCGCCTTTACAACGTTCATTTCAAGCACATACTGCCACTTGTTATCAGTATCTCTCGGGTGTGTAAAGCTGAGTGAATATTCTCCGTTAAGCTCCTCGACAATTCTGCCAGAAGTAGGGCAGAGGATAGCCAAGCCGTGATTATCAAAGTTATCCTGCTTTGTCTCCATATCATACACAGTAAGATATGGGTTTTCGTAAACCTCACCGCCCGTCGGCGTTGGAGGCTGTGACGTGGGGTATTTCCAAAACGGCAAGAACGGTATTCCTGTGTTAATATTAACGCTCTTTCTGAAAGTCCAGTCCTTTGTGGAGTTGTCAAGTGCGTACTGAGGATAACGAGTTTCATCGTCTTCCATAAACACAACGCCCTCACGGATAAGCTCATCACTGTTGCGTAAGTCCGATAACAAACCTTTGGCAAGGTCTGAGATAGTGCCGTTATAGTATGTGTAATTGTTGCCGTTGTTAGTTACAAAAAAACTCTTGCCCGTGCCGAATATTGCCCATGTACGGGCATGGGTTTCCGATACATAGCAATCGGGGTCACTTATCTTAGTTTCCAGATTGATGATAGTATTATTTACGGTAACTCCGCCGTCTTGTAACTCCACCGTACCGTCTGCTCTTACAACGTCAAAATGTCCTGTACCCTCGGAAATGTCTATCTTGCCACTGACATAGCAATTATGGAACGCCGAACCACGCATGAAGACACCGTGTGTAGGCTCTACTGCATTGTTAAGAGTATACTTGTAATTGCAGTAGACCTCACAGCTGTAAAACTCACCACGAGGAATGATGATATTAGCGTCCTGAGAGTTGAGATAAACAATTGAGTTGTACAATGCAACGCCGTTGAAAATACCCGTCTGCGTTCCTCTGCGTGTTTCCGACTGCCCGTTTGTCCACCAATAGCTATTATTAGGTAACTTTTGTGCCGTGATATTGTCAAAAAAGCAGTTGTAAAGGTAAGCAATTCCAGATATCAAGGTGTGACGTGGGTCATTCCAGCTCATATATTCAACGGTTAAGTTATAGACTGATATATTAGCCACGTTAACGATATACGGGCGATTTCTGTTAAAAGTTTTCGTGATAAACAGGCTTTCAATTGTCCAGCCGTTAAAGTCTACTGACTTTGCAAGAGCGGATATTTCTGTTGATACCACGACTTCTGGGAGTCTTTTCACAGCGATATCAGCCCATTTAATATATGCGTTATTACGTCCGAGACAAGTGATAAAATCAGCCCAGTTATCAACGATATAGGGATTATCCTGTGTTCCGCTGCCGCTTATTGCCATTAGTAATCCCTCCAGTTTCCTCTATACTTCACGCTGCTCACTGTCCCTGTCCATGATACGGTATTGCTACCGACATCTAAGAGCGGATATTTGCCCTCTGTCTTGCCTATCAGCAGCGTATCGCCGCTGTAAGTGACGTGCCGAGCGCTGTCAATAATAATAGTCTGGTTTGTTTCAAGTCCTTTTACGGCAAATTCTGCGCCGTTTACGGTGAGTGTTATATCTCCCGTGCCTATTATCTCGAATTCGGGTTTGCTGTATCGTGTATGGCTATTAACTATGCTGTCACCGCTTGCAAGGGTTATCTGCTCATTATCTACGGTGTATCGGAAAGGTGCAAGGGTAAGGGTGAGGATATAATCTATCCTCTTTCCGTACCCTGAACCGTCTGCCGCCTGCAAGCTCGTTTTCTTGATTTTGAAGTAGTAATCTGGGAAACGTGACAGCGTAAGAACCGATTTACCATAACAGAAAGCCTTTATCGCTGTATCGTTGTAGTCATCGGGAAGAAACGTGTAAAAACGTATCTGATACTGAATATTATTGAATACATCATCGGGCGTTGTACCCTGTTCGTCAGCTCCCGTGTTAAAGTCGGTGTATCTCTGTTCTGCAAGAGGAACAGGGGCAAGGAAGTCAACAAACAGTCCGAGAGTATCGCTTGAAACGCTGTCAAGCGTGAATTTCTCGGTATCTGATACAAAGTTATTTACCATGCTGTACCTCCTACTGCTCTTTGCTGTCTTATGCTGAGATTTGCAAGCGTTTCAGCTATTTTCTGTGCCACTGTATCGCTTGCCACTAAGTCTGCGCCGCTCACGTTGATGTTGATCGTCACGCCCTCACGGGAGAATACCTTGTCCATCTTGCTTTCTGGTATGATGTATTCGGGTTCTTTCTCAGCCGCCCATGTAAGTGTGGGCTGTGTGATATAATTACCGATTGCATTGTTTTCGGGCTTTCTCGGACCTTGCATAGCGACTTTCTTGTAAGCTTCCGTGTAGTTAGCGTGTTCGTCGTACATCGGAATAGTTACTTTCTGACCGTATCGGTTTGTATATGTGTATGAGTTGGCTTTTTCCTGCGCTATCTTCATTTCTTGTGAAAGTCCGAGAACGCCAAAGGCACCACCGCCTATAACATCATTGACTTTTTCCTCTCCGTATTTCTCGACAAGCTCATCTCTGATGTATGTTCCCAGCGCCCAGCCTAATCCAAACGCCTTTACGCCTGCCATAAACGCACCGCTCCAGCTCTGCCCTGCTGCTTTTCCAAGTTCCTGTCCCTCCTCGCCGCCTGTAAAGTCGGTAATACCGCCGAGGAGCTTTGGTGCTCCCATAAGACCTATCATTGTCATGAGGTTTCCAAGGTCCGCCTTTGCAAAAAACGAAACCGCTATATCAGGTATTGCCTTTATGCCAGCGGCTATCAAGTCAAACAGGCTGTTTGCTACCATTTGCCAGTCAATATTATTGAGGAAGTCTGCGATATTTTCACCGACCTTGTAAAAATCAATGCTCTTAACAAAATCAGTGATTGAGTTTATAGCGTTTGCAAATATTGTTGAGATATTATTACCAAGCTTGCCATAATCAACATTAAGGAGCTGATCTGCAAAGTTTGATATCATCTTCTGCGCTGACTGAAAAATGTATTTTGAATTGCCTGTGAAGCTGTCAATCAAGCCGCCGCCGATATCCATTAATTCAGGGAGAGAATCCATAACGGCTGTACTTACGCTTGAAACAAGTGTGCCTGCTGTTGAAAGCAGTGTAGGCAGTACCCTTGGCAGGAGCTGTTTTAAGCCGTTTGTTATCTGTGGAGCTGCCTTTGATATCATCGTACCGATACCGCCAATTGCTTTCTCAACTCTTGGAAGCATATTGTCAACAACTGCACCGACATTCTCACCAAGGACTTGGAATGCACCATCTATATCGCCATCATCTTTCGCCATTTCTATGGTAAGATTAGTCCATGCCGCCTTGACAGCTCCTATACTGCCAGAGATTGTCTTTGATGCTTCACGGGCTGTTGTACCTGTGATGTTCATCTGTGTCTGGACTTCATGGATAGCCGTGATAACATCGGCATAGCTTTCAATTGTCAGATCGTTATTAATGCCCTGTGCGTGTCTCAGCTCATTGGCATCTTCAATAAGACGTTCCATTTCCGTCTTAGTACCGCCATAGCCAAGTTTAAGGTTGTCAAGCATTGTATAGTTCTGCTTCGCAAAGCCCTGATATGCTGCCTGTATCGAAGATAAGTCACTGCCGAATACATTTGCATTGTCGGACATATCACGCATAGCTGTATCAGCTAGTTCAACAGCCTCGTCCATGCTGCCGCCTGCCGCCTGTACTGACGTTGTAAGAGCCGCCGCAAAGCTTGTGGCTGTCTCCATGTACTGATTATATGACATTCCAGCAGTATTCGCAGCATCTTTGGCGTACATCATAAGCAAGTCGGAGGATTCACCGAAAAGCTTCTCAACACCGCCGACAAGCTGTTCATAATCCGCATAAGCTGCAACAGCCGACTTTGTAAGAGCCGCAACGCCTGCCGCTCCAGCCGCCATGCCTGCCGCTGTTGCTTTACCGATAGCCGCAGCGCCTGCCTTTATCTTATCGCCCATTGCCGCCATGCTATCGCCTGCGGATTTAAGCCCCTTTTGGTATTCCGTAGAGTTTAAGCCGATAGCGGCTTCTAATTTGTAGACGTTCAATCATTCTCCTCCTTCCTGAGGATTTTTTTCAAGCCTGCTATAATGTCATTTGTTACCTCTGCACAGGTCCGTGTATCTTCTTCGGGGGGATTAAGTATATCAACCCACCGTGCCGATACCTTGCATTTGCCCGATACCTCAATAATACCCTTTAGCGCATCGGTGACATAGACTTTATAGCTCATATCATGCAGATGCAGGCTGTATTTTGCCTTAACATACCGCAGATACTGCTTGATATTTGAAAATTCATGTTCTATCAGGCAGATAATGGCTATTTCTTCTCCGTTATCTTGCCTGATAAGATGAAAAAATCAATCATATCCTTGTCTGTGAGGATATCAAGCAACACAGAAGCTATTGCTGCAACCTTACCCTGTGGGCTGGCAGGAACGCCGCCAAATGCCTTGAATATGCCCTCACATTCCTCCGGGTGAAGTTCCAGTGCCTTTGCTCCTACCTGAAAGCTGCCCAGTTCTGCGAATTTTATATTGCTGTCTTTGATGATCTCGGAAACGTAAGGCTCTATTTCTGCGAACTTTGCAACGCCCTCTGCTCCTTCATAGTCTCTAAGGGTTTTCATTGATATCCTCCTAACAAGAAAGCCCCGATAAACTCGGGGCTTATTCGGTTTTTATTCGATTTTTACACTCCTGCCGATACTGTAACAACGCACTTATCATAGCCGCCGCCCTGCACCTTTGCAGTTATTACTGTTGATCCTGCTGCAACACCTGTTACAGTACCACCGCTAACTGTTGCAATAGCCTCATTATCACTGGTCCATATTACCGTTGAGCCTGCCGGAGTTGTTGTTGCTGTCAGTGTCTTTGTGCTGCCGACTGCAACTGTCTCAGTATGCTTGTTCAGCTCAACGCTAAGATTTGGTATCTTATACAGGTTGACAGGCTGTATTGTCTTATCAGCAAGTGTCTTATATCCTGTCATTGTGCAGTTCAAGCCACCTGTTGCAGCCTTGCTTGTGGTAATACTGAGACCGCCTGTGTTATATGCTCTCGGCAGCTCTGCGATAACAAATGAACCGTCCACAAGCGGCAGGACAAGTGCCACATTGATGAAGTCAGTGTTCTTGATCTCATACCCGACTGTTATCTTACCTGTTGTACTGTCATACGTTGCAGAACCGAGTGCCATTGTCAGATCCTCGGCGCTCATTGAAGCCAGTGTGAAGCCTATGCTTGCGGTTATCTTGGTCGTTACAAGTCCTTCGGAATAATCGAAGTGTACGCCGTTTATATCGTCAAGGATATTTACGGTGTCTCTTGTTACGTTTATCGAAAAGCTGTCCTTTGTAACCTTGCCTACCTGTCCTTCAAGGAGACTTTCCTCAAAGTTCTCGAGGTCGAAGTTCTTAACCAGAACGCCTGCATCGAACTGAATATCACCTATCTGCTCAGGCGTTAAATATTCGAGATTTGAAAGGTCAATACCCATTATTTACGCTCCTTTCAATTTGATGTGAAGAAGAATACGTCTATATTAAAAACCATTCTTCTGATATCCTTGTCTCCGTCCATATCGTCAAGCGGCTGAGAGAATACAGAGCCACGCTGAATAATGATATATCCACCGTCAACAACAAGCTTCTTGCCGTATCGTCCAATATCTGCGGAGATTGTTTCGGACATATTATAACAGCCCTGCCAGTTTGTGGACCTCTCAAAATAAGAGAACGTCAACGCAAGCGGCGAGTTGTCTATATCTCCGAATGCTAGCTCATAGGCAATATATGGCAAAACAGCCGTTTCACTGACTGTCTGCTCCTGATATGCCTTTACCCCGAATGAATTAAACCACTGATTAAGTGCTAACCACTTATTCATGGCAGTTCGTATTCTTCGGCGTTGACAACTCTCTGATTAAGCAGTGACGAATTCGGGGTTGAGTTATCGTCCTTGCTTGTTACTCTGAGAATTATTTCATCATCACCGTTCACGGGGTCTGCAAGGCGTTTGAATACATCATGATAACGAAGCCTGATTGATTTATCAGTTGTTATCTGATATAAGCCTTTCACACCGTCCTGCTCCGCTCTCTGCATCTCCAGTGAATTGCTGAGATACACAGAAGCTTGGAAGTGTGCACCCTCGGTGTATGTTTCTGTTGTGCCGCCGTAAGGATTATCTATAACGGCACGGTTCATCATCACGCATTCTTGTAATGCCTCTTGAAAAAGTCCGAATGCCATTATATTATTTTCCTCCATGCGCTTAGTTCGCTCTCAAATGCGTCCCATACGCTCATATTTGCACCAGAATTGCCGCTGCCGACTGCTTTAGTATAACTATATCCCTTGTGGCTCTCGCTTGAAAAAGGGGCTTTTGAAGCGTTTCCGTAGTCCGTCACCCACTGCGACATATCAGCCGCAAGTGCTATGACTTCGGCAGGGATAACCATGAGCCATAATGCACCCGTGAACGTTTCGTCTGTAAGTTCATCGCCTACCTTGTGAACGCCGTTATTCTTAAAGCTGTCTATCAGTCTAAAATGTTCTGTCGGTATATCAAGCGGCTCACCGTTCACCGATATACTGCTATCAGATATCGTTATAGTGCCGCTGTAATGCCCGTAAGGTGTGTGGTCTGCTTTGAGGTCAAACCAGTTCTTAATCCTCTGACATATCTCTGTCAGCATTTTTACCACGCCCCTTCTTCTTTCGGGGTTTTCCCTCGACTGTCTCTTCGGCGACTTCATCGGGGATACGTTCTATTACAGGTCTGCCACGGAGATTATCAGAACTTGCCAGCTCTTCAATACGTCCCTCAGGTACACCATAGCCAGAACGTGGGTAAATATCTCCCACGTTGTAGCTATGATTATTATCCTGCAGATCTATAAATTTTTCAGTAACTTTGTACATTAGACACCCTCAGCAAGGACAAGCCCTGACAAGTCGAAGTTCTGAACGTTTTCTCTGCCATTGCCACTCTGAATAAGTACAAGTTTCTGCTTGTTCTTGTCAGTGATCTTGAATACGGCGTTTCTGTCGGTATCATCAATACACTCAACAAGTCCAGCGCCCTCACTCGGTATTAAGCCGACCTTAAGGCTTGTAACGCCCTCGGCAGGGTCACTCCATTTAAGCGCTAAGAAATAGCCGTCACCACTAAGAGGCCCAGTTTCTGCAAGACCGCCCTCAATGAATGTTAAAGTACCTGTGATTTTATCACCTGTAACTGTAACATCGCTCTGGAAGTCAGCAGGTGTTTTGTCCGTCCAAGGATATGTCGCCTCATCGGAATCGGACTCTACCGTGAGGCTTATGTAGGGTTTATTTCGCCCAGTACAACGCCGTCACCGTACTCAACGAGGAACTGAATACCGCTCATTGCGAGCATTTCAGACTGCGCTCTCTCGTTGGTGATGAAGCTGTGAACGCCGATATAACCGAGCTGATCTGATGTGAGACTGAACTCAGTCGGGAGATCACCGCCGTTCATGCTGATGTAGTAAAGGATAAGATTGTCCTTTGCTGTTGCAATAACTGTACCCTTTGTTACTCTCGAAGTGATGATAACAGTACCAAGACCGAGGAAGTTCTCGATGTAGTTGAGACCGAATGCAGTCTGTGTTGTGATCTGAGCTGCTCCGAGGTATGTTGCAATATCCTCAGGATTTACGAAGTATACAGACTGTGCTGTATCGTCCTCGAAAAGCACCTGAAGCTTGCCCCAGCACTTTGCAAGTGTGTCCTGAAGATCAACGCCCTCTGCATTTGTGCCTGCTGCGCCGAATGTAGCCAGATTTGTGAAGAAGTCTGAACGAATGCCCTTCTGAATATCAGATATAAGTGCCTTGTCAGTCTCCACGATTGCTTCTGCTCTGCCTGACTTCTGGATAGCCTCAGCAGTTGTAGCCTTTCTCCACTTTTTCAGTGTGATTTCGCCGACTGCTTCTTTCTCTCTTGCATAGTGTGAAAGAGGGATAATCTCGCCCTCAGGTACAACGCCGCTTTCCAGTGTGCCTGTTGTCTTGTAAACATACAGTGTTGTGCCGGCAGGCTGTGAGATTTTCCTTGTAACGCCGAGAGCCTGAATAAGTTTATTCAGTGAGCTGTGTGTGAACTGATACACAAGGTCAATTTCTCTTGCACGGACCATATCAGAAGTTGTGACGACATTGGTCTCAGCTGCATTGGTTACGTTTGTAACTGCCATAGTATTACTCCTTTCAAGTGAATAAGTCTGAATTCTGAGCAATAGCCATCTGACGTGCTGTCGGGTCTGATATCTTCATGATATCGTCCACTGTCATACTGCTGCCTATTGCTCCTGTTACGGCAGGTTTCTGAACATCTGCGCCCTGCTTGACTGTTGTTGTAATAAAGTCGCTCCAGTCAGCCTTAACGCTCTCAGTGAGCTTGTCAGCGCCCTCAATAGCGCCGTCAGAGCTAAGCTTGATAGCATCTATCTCGCTCTCAGATACCTTGATGATAGCCGCCTGTCGCTTCTCAGGGATACCGCACTCAGTCAGAAGCTTTTTGAATGCCTCTGTCTTTGTGGCTCTGGTCTCCTTGACGTTCTGAGCGGTTTTGTAATCGTCAAAATCCTTTTTCAGCTCTTTGTACTTGGTTTCCCACTTGCCTGCGGTTGTTGCAGTGTCCTCGGCGGTCTGCTTTGCTGTTTTCAGTTCGTCTATCTCGTCAAGCTTTGCCTTATAACGGGATTTGTCAACGAACTCATTGCCAACAGCCTGCTTGATAGCTGTAACCACTGTGCCAATAGCTGCCTTTGGGATATTGCCGTCTGTATCGGCATACTCACCGATAATTTTTTCAAAATCTGCCATACCTGATAACTTCCTTTCGCTGTTACGGGTGCTACCCTAAGTTATTCTTAATATAATTATATTTTGAATTTCTGCCCCCGGTTCGTAAACTATTAACCATTTTTAAGGTTATTTTCAATTATTGCCTTGTATTCCTTCTGATGATCCTGCACAGCCTTTTTGAGGAAGTGTCTCGGCTTCATACCGTAAGTCTTATGAGGCTTGCCGTTTTTGTCAATCCATACCCAAGGTGTTTTACGTCCTTTGCCGCCCTCAGCGTGTAAGCCAGTGCCTAACTCAACATAAGGTGCATATTCGGTATTAGTGCCGATATAAGCCACACCGTCCTTGCTTGCGTGTGCTATGCTGTTTCTGAGCGTACCGCCCGGACCGTAACCCTCAACGCCTGTACTCTCAGGAGTACCAACAGGAGTGTTAAGCTTTGCATAGGCTTCTGCTGTCAGCCCTAATTCTTCAAGCGTTTTGGCTGTTATCCGTTCAAGCTCTCTGAGAACTTCGCCACTGTTGTCCTCAAATGTTACGTTGATATTGGGCATTTAATCACCGTCTTTCTGGTAATACGGGCAATCACCGTTGTTATACGATATGTCAAGAGGGATATTGTCATCATACATAGGGCAGTAATGCTTCTGACGGCTGTCAGCGTTCTCGATGATAGTATCATCATACTGCTGTCTGAATTCGTCTATTTGCTTGTTATAGAATGCACAAGTATCACACAATGCCATGTGTTACAACTCCCTTCACCATTTCTGATACATAATCGGGCAGTTCTTCACCTAAATGGTACATTGAAAAGGCTTCAGCAAAAAATTCTTCTGTGTTTGAAGCTGCATATTGGCTAATTTTATAAATATCGCCTGTTTCTTTGGCTTTTTTGTAAGCCATATCAACAGATTTTTTTAGTTTATATGCCTCAGGACTATTAAAATTAGGGTTTGCCCTTGAATAATTCAATTGTCCGAAGTACTGATCTGCTATAATATGTCCGTATTCGTGAATAATTGTTTTTCTTACATCGGATTGACTGCCCTCAGAAGAAACACTCCAACGATTATATTTAAGGCTTTCTTCCATTTGTTTAATAGCTCTGTCATACCTTTTACGCATATCCGGAGAAGCAGTTTTTTTCTTCTCTTGATATGTTGCAATTAGTGTTTTGTATTCCTCAAAGAGTGCTTCATCATCTACCACCATAGATTTAATTTTTGGATTTATTTCAATACCACCATAATAAGACTTCGCTTTTGCCCTTTTTAGTCTTGTGTTAGCTTCGATTTTATCCAATGTGTTTATAGGATAGTTGAATGTTAAATCTGTGAGTGCCTCGTTGATTATATTTGCATTCTCAACAGATAATCCCTTGTAATTAACATCTTTTGCAAACTTATGAGCGTATTTCTCGGCTTCTTCTTTCGTCTTTGCAGGCGTGAATTTTGGCTTTATAGGCTCTTCCTTATACTCGCCCTTTGCAGGCTTGTCAACCTTAACTTCAACAGCCTTACCCTTAGGCACGTTATCGGGCGGTTTCGGAGCTGTCTTGTGTTCGCCCTTCCACTCCTCATAGGACATATCGCCTATCTTATCATCACGCTGAGTTTTGTCTGACACATCGAAGTCAACACCTTTGACTTTGGCTATAACAGTGCATCGGCAGTTGAACAGCAAGTGCGCAGGGGCGGCAGGGTCACCCGGATATTTGATTTTAAAACCGTCCATGATAAACGGTTCACCAACATCAACTTCCTGTCCGTCAAGCACTCTGTGTTCGTGTCGGGTTCTACCGTCAAGAGTTGCAAGCCACACTTGCTTCATATTAACGCCGAGCTTCTCTGCCCTCTTGTAGCCGTCAACTCTGCCTGCGTTCTGTGCGCCTGTTGTGGCTGTTCTGGCATATCTTACCGATTGACGATAATTCATCTCAGTGAGCTGAGAGAACCGCTTTGCAGTCTGTTCAAGGCTTTCGCCCTGTAATATACTCTGCAATACAACAGACTGGACGTGCTGTTCTTCCCAGCGCAGCTCTTTGTGCTTTGCAAGCTTCTGAGCCAAAGGAGAGCCGGGGCGTGGATCTGGTAACAGCTTCGGATCGTCACGAATAAGCCGTTCAACAGTCGGACGGTCATACAACGTATATGAAGTGTCTACCTTGCCGCCCTTTTCAACCTCAAATGTCGCATAGTTATGATTAAGAGCGTATACATCTGGCATACTGTCAAAAGCCATTTGCTTTGCAAGGTCATTGGTATTGGCATAATCCTGTGCAAGCGTATGCCGCATTTCTTCCCACCGCTTGCCAATCATTACCTGTCCTGTCTGCCATGCTTTATACTCAGCCTCGGTGATATCACCGTTTTCAAGCTTTTCACGCCATTCTTTGTCCTTGCGCTTAAATTCGCTCATATAAGCGTTGACTTTTCGGGTTATCTCCCTATTAGCCTTGCGGTATTCAGCCGCTATACGCTTTTCTAATGCCCTCAAAAGGGCTTCTGTCTCCATGTGTCCTTTATCGGGCATTTATATCACTCCTCTGTCTGTGGTTCGTCTATCCGCTGAAAATCGTCAGCCATTTTTGCCTTTTGGATTTCGTTAAATACGTCAATATCACCGAGAACGGTGAGTATCTGTCGTGTGGTG